CCGACAGGATCGGCAGCACCGCCGCTGCCGTTGTCGACTTTCGGTTGGGGCACGCGATTGCGCGCCCACACCGCCGCATTCGGGAACTCTTCTACCGTGCCGCCACTGTCAACGAAGCACGGTACGAACTGAACATTCGGGATGTTTGCCATTATTCGTACAAGATCCCCACATAGGTGCCTGGGCGCGAGCGCAAGGTGCCGTCACCATTCGGGATGCCTAATTGGTTGTTGCGCAAACAGAGTTGGTAGGTGCGCGACACACCGTAGACGACCATCGTGAATTGTGCGCCCGCCGCGAAGTCAGCCGCATGCACCGCGCACCCGCCAATGCCGGGCGGTTGCGCTACCCCCCGGAAGTGAGTGAACAATCCGATACCGACGTTGCCGTCGAAAGAAGTGGGGTTGCTATTAGCGTTCGGCAACGCCACGGTGACGCCTAACTCGGTCGGCGGATTGGACCCTGGCGGCAACACGATGTACTGCGACCGCTGGAACCCGGCGAGGCTCACGTCTGCTGTTGAGTATGTCAGCAACAAGCCCGCATTCGTGTCAGCGCCCGCTGCATCCTTTGAGCGTTCCAGCGACAGGCAGAGCATGACGTTCGCACTAGTGCTGGTTGCGCTGAACAGCATGAGTTGCAGCCGATTCGTGTCCGCCGAGCCGAAGCATGTACTCGTGAACGTCTGCCCCGAGCCACTTGTCGGCGAGACGCGCAGTTCCGGCAGCGCAGTGCCCGTGATGTTGCCCGCGCCGTCAGTGCCACTGCCAATCGTGATGGACAACGCGAACGTCGCTGCCGCTGACCCACTGCCGTAGTCAACGCGCAGGAAGACAGGCCGCGTCGCCTGCAGCGCGTCGTTCATGCGGTAGATGCGATAGCCTACTTTCGTGTTGGCGACAGTCGGGTGCGCCGCTGACGCGAGCGTAAGCTGCCCGGTGTCAGCGGTGTTCACCCACCCGCCGCCCGTGATCACCGCGTCGACGAAAACGCACGCGCCTTGAAAGCGCGGGTCCGTCGAGACGTCAGGTACGAGCGAGCTAGTTGCTTGTGCTGCCATTATGGGATCTCCAATGGAAGAATGAGTGGAATGATTTGAATGGCGGTTGTGACGCCGCTCTTGTTTTGCACCGAGTAGTACACGTTCTTAGCCGCTGGCGCGTCATCGTTCATCAGCGTCGCAACAGGCGACACCGAGATCATCTGGCCCGCGCTGTCGAACACGAACTCGGCAAGCAGGCCAGTGCCCGGCGTGCCGCGCTCCGTGATCGCACGGGCTGAGTCAACCGCGCGTCCCGCGCTCGTCGAGTAGAACCTCACCCAACACGGCTGGTCTGCGGTGATGTTCAGCAGCGCCGCAGTCCCTGTGCTCATCGCGAGCGTGCCCGCCTCTGTCGCATCCGCTGCGAGCGACGCCGTGTTGAGCGTCAGCGTCGTCCGCAGGCCGTTGAACCCGAAGCCAAGCGCTGTACGCCCCGCCTGCGCGTCCGTCGCGGCGATAAGCAAACGCCCGAACGTCGTGAGCGTCGTGAGCGCGAACTCTTCCGCGCCCGTGAAGTATGGTAGCCCGTCGCTCGCGCCGCTAAGACCACTGAGTGATTCGACGTTGCCCGGTACGTTCGTGACTGTGTCCCACTGCAGGAGGCGCCGCAGCGCCTCCTGCAGCAGGCGCCGCGTCTCCCGCTGATCGCTCGCGTCATACTTCAACGGAGGCGGCGGCAGCACGACACCCTGATTTACTCCAGGCATGCGGCTCATGGTTCGTTCACCTCTTGCTTGACACCCCCGTGCGCGACGATGCCCGTGCTCAATTTGTATTTGATAATGAGCGTTCCATCAGCACCGGAGCCTCCGTCAAGCCCTTCACCGCCGCCGCTCGCGTTGCCGCCGTTGCCACTGCCCGCCGGTTGCGGGTTGATCGCACCGAGACAAGTTGAGTCACCGCCGCGTCCGTACTCCACCATCGTGCCGATCACACTAGCCGTGTCGTGGAGCACACCCGGCCCGCCCGACGCCGTGCCACCATTCACTCCAATAGCACCCGCGCCGCCCGCGCCGCCGCCGCCGCCGCCGGACATCGCAGGCGATCCGCTGTTATTCTGGCCTTGACCACCCCCTGAGCCGACGCCATCAGACGCCGTGCTCGCGCCGCCGGACAAGTCGCTGCCGAACGAATCGTTGGCTGATCCGCCGCCGCCGCCGCTGCCGCCGTCCCGCCCATTGCGATATACGAATCCATCCGGTTCCGTGGGCTGCGTCGAACCCGCGCCGCCCGCGCCGCCGCCGAACGCGGTGAGCGAACCAAACACGGAATCAGCGCCGTTGTTACCAGTGAGCGCGCCGAAGACTCCACCACCAATCGTGTGATCGGCATGTACCGGCGGTCCACCAACACCTACCTGAACTGGATAGCTCCCCGGCGTGACAGCGAACGCTGGCCGGTGAACAACTTCACCAGCACCGCCGCCGCCTGCGCACACGCTCGTTCCGTCGACGCTGCCACCGCTACCGCCGCCGCCCACGAGCAGCACTTCCACGTCTCCTGCGCCTGAGTCAACCACGAAAGCGTTCGTCCCTTGCGGGAACGTGTGGATCACCCACGCTTCTTTCACCGTGCATGTCGCCACGTTCGACGTGAGCGGCGGATCGATGAGCGTTGCCGTGATGTCTGTCGTGCCGGGGTCGATCGCTGTCACAAGCCCGTCACTGTCCACCGTTGCGTTGCTCTCGTCCGAACTCAGCCAACCGTCGGGCACGACGTTCGTGAGTATTTGACCTTTCGCATTACGGAACTCATACGTCATCTGCTGCGTGAACGTGTTCACCAGATCGAACGACGCCGGGCTAATCGTCAGACTCACCGGCACATCATCGCCGATCACCGTCACCGTCGCCTCATTCGACGTGAGCGCGGGACTGATCAACGACGCCGTAATGTGCGCCGTCGCAGGCGTCGCGTCCGCCGTCACCGTGCCTGTCGTGTCAATCGGCACCTGCGTAGCGTTATCGGAGTGCCACGAATCCGGCTGTCGGTCGAGCACCTCTCCCGCCGCGTTCCGAATGATCGCTTCGAACGTGAAGTGCTGCGCCGAGATCAACGTGATTGCCGTCGGTACGATCTCGATACTCGCGGGCGTCGTATCCTGCACGCCCGGCCCAACGCCGCGCCGCTCGGCGGGGCGGACGAGGAGCTTGAGTTCGCCCACACGCCAGTCAGCCTGTGCCGACCCCGGAACCTCCTCCAACCGTATCCGCGCCTGCCGTGCCGTGTGCCGCAGGTTCGTCACCGGCTCCAAAGTGTACGGCCCGGCGAGTGTCTCCAACGCATCAGACGCCATCGACAGGTAGAGACGCATCTGCACCTGCCCCGAAATACGCTCGTCCGGCATAGCGCCCTGGATCCGCATGAGCCTTTCACCGAGCCCAAGTTCCACCGGCCCGCTGGCGAGCCACGCCTGCGCTTCGCGCTCGTTCCCTGATTCGTGCTCGAACATGCGCGCGACCGAGTCAAACATCACCGGCAGCGCCTCGTCGACGACATCTTGACGAAAGCGCTGCGGCACCCCGGTTGTGCGATCGAGTATGCCATTCACCCAATGATTCTCGACGTGATTATAGGTCACGTATCGGTTCGGATACTGCGCGCCCGCCGACGGGTAGAACCACGTCACCTCGTCGAAGCGCGGATTCGCAAACGCCCACACTGTGTGCGCGCGCGACTCGTTGAAGTCGTTGAACACCGCGTCAGTGACTTCGCACGGCAGCCCGCGCACGAAGCCATCATACACGAAGAACTTCCCACGCCCCATCCAGTACGCGCCTTTATCAAGCACCACAAACGCGCGCTTTCCGACGATGCCGCACTGCCTGCCGACATTCTGAAAACTGTAAATAAGGTCGCCGCCGATGAAGTTCATCGCCCACAGATCGACGTCGCTCCAGATCAACGACTGCCCGCGCGTCGCCGTGCCCACTACCAACCGCCCGTCCGACTGCAGATCAAAGTCACCGCCCGTATTCACGTCCGTCGACACGAAGTCGTCGAGCGTTTCCTGCGATGACCAATACGACCGGCGCTCGGAGTACACGCCGTCGACACCTGTGCGCGCGGTGTGCGTCGTCGGATCTTCACCGCGCAGCACCACGAGAAAGCGTTCCGGCGTGGCGAACACAGAGTACGCACCCCTCGGGCCGACGTCACTCGTCCACGCGGGCACCGCAGCGTCCGTCGGGACGCCCTGCCATTTGTAGGTGTTCACGAGCGTGAGATCCGCGTCACCACGCAGCGAGTTCGATGCGATGAGGAACGCGCCGAAGGTTGAGAGGTGCCAGTCGAACGGCGCGTCAGGGATGTCCGCGTCGGCGGGCGTGATGTCGTAGCACACGTCGTCGTTGTCGATGACGTAGAGCCCTTCTGTCGTGCCCACCGCAGTGAACGGCGTGCCGTCCGCAAGCTGCCAAGTGATGGCGTGCGTCGGCACGCCCACGATCGCGCTGCCGGTCGTCGGACGCCTCACCCAGCCTCCGATCGGGCCAACGGCGCCCTCGTGGAAGCGCACCAGATTGCCCTCACGCCAGCGGCCTTTGGCTTGGTACCGTGTACCGTTGCCGAAGAACCCCGGTCGTTGAATGCCCAGCGGGATGAAGTCTTCAATCATCTCTAAAGGAGCGCCTTGACCCTCCGGCGGACGTCCGCCGTCGAAAGGATCGGTGTGTTACGATGGAGTCCCGTCGGGTCGATCTTTCGCCCGAGCTTGCCGTTCGCGAAGCACGCAACATCCTCGTGCCCGATGATGCGCTCGTCGACGGTTGCCGCCCGCCAGCCGTTGATCTCGAAGAGCGCCGCGCAGTCCTGCACGATGCTCGCGAGTTGCTTCTCCGTCACCGGCACTTTCGTGTTCGTCGCCGCCGCAAGCCCGTAGAACTGCGTGTTCGGAAACCGCAGCGTGCATTGCCCGGCGTGCCACGCAACGTGCTCCATCGTCGGCGTGATCTGCACGACGTCGCCGTTGTCGAGGTACAGCCTGTTGTAGCTGACGTGACAGGCGGGATCCTTGAACCACTTCACCGCCCACTCGTCCTGCGACGAGTCGTCGAAGTGCAGCATCACACCGTAGCGCCTGATCTTCGGGTGCGGCGGACTGCACTGCGTCGACTTGAGAAACTCGATCGGGGTGAGCGGGAGCATCACTAGTTCCCCTGCTCGTCGTCGTCCTTGCTCGGGAGCCGCGCGTCGCGCGTTGCCTTGGCGAGCGCTGAGGCAGCGTTGCCGATCTGCGGAGCGAGGAAGCTCGCCATACGCGGCCCGGTCACCCAAGACACGAATGAGAGGAACATCGTGCTCTCCAGCGCATAGACCGTGTTGGGGAGCGCGACGGTCGCGTGGGTGGCCGTCAGCCACGCATCGAGCCCGATTGTACCCACTGCCAGGATAATCGACAGGATCAACCCGAGGCGGGACAGACTCAACTCGCCTTTGTCGTCGGTTACCAGATGTCTAATATGCATTTAATAACTCATATCTCCTCATTGTAGAAGTGAAAATAGGGATCTCCAATTGGAGATCCCCAATTACAACTTCAGAATGTGTTTTCCTACATACGTGAGGATTGTGGCGACAACCCCGCCGCCCGCCGCCGCGAAGTAGACGGCCACCCGCCGCTCGCCGCGCTTCTCCGCGAGCGTTTCACGAATCCAGGCGATGTCCGTCTGCATCGTCGCGACGTCCGCGCTCAACTTCTCGATCAGCGCCTCGTGGCGGCCAAGGTCGAATTGGTCGGCCATCGCGGTTACCCGAAGTTCACTGGCAGTCGTGCCGCTTGAAGACTCATTCCAAATTCCTCTTTCTGTCGTTTCTCGTTGAGCCCATCGAGCGCAGTCTTGGCAATCTCCACCCACATCGGCAGGCGCTCGTCGTGTTCGAGGAACGGCGCTGAGTGAACGAGCGCGCCGTAGAACAGCAGATCGGGAGCTTCGAGCAGCAGCGTCGTGCTCGTGCTCACCGGGACATACTTGTCGAACGTCGTGATGTCGAAGTCGAGGTTCGAGTCGGTTGGCTGCGGCGTCACGTAAACAACGCCGTTGAGCACTGTGTAGAACTTCGGGCCGCCGCCGTTGCTGTGAATGCGCGAGCGGATCTCATTGAAGTTCTCCCACGTCAGGTGTGTAAGTGGCTTGCCGCCACGCGGGCGGCTCGTGGTCTTCGCTGGCGTGATCGAACGAATCTCCGCGACGGTCCCGGCGAGGGCCGCTGAATCCCCGCCGCTCGCGATCGTCAGCGTCGACTTCGATACCTGACGCCGTAGTTCTCGCGCGAGCGTCCCTTCCGCCAGCTTGATGAAGCCCGCGACATCGCCGGAAGAAACGAGGTCGGGGCGGTTCAACATGTTGCCGATCGCGGCCTGCAGCCCGGCGTACGTCGTAAAGTCGAGCGCCATTTTAGACTCTCCCGGGCCGCGTGCGCAGCCACAGATTGTCGCGATCGTTGAGGAAGCGTTTGAGCGCTTGCTGGTCCATGATGCGCCCGCCGAGCGTCATGATGTGCCGCTTCTCCAATTCAGGGAGAATGATCATCGGGATCGAGGCGACGCGATGCACGTCGCCGCGCCAGTCCGACTCGGCGTCGTTCATGAAGATCTTGTTCTCGTCGAGCATCGACGTCGGGTCGGACGACTGCTCGATCACCATCGTGTTCTCGTACGGATCGAAGTGGAATGTCTCTGTCGTGCCGGTCAGCGGATCGTAGTCGAGTGGTCGTGTATGAAACATGAGTGTTTTAGAATGTCCAACTCAGTGTGATGCCGGTGATGACTCGCGGCTTGCCTTCGCCGTCGAATCCGACCCCGACCCCAACACCGGGTCGCGGGAGGAGCCGCACGAGCAGGGCTCGGCGGGATAACTTGGCGTCTGCCTTCACAAGGACCGTGGACGCGGCACGGAGGTGCTGCAGCGCTGGCACGAGTGTGTCGACCGCCGCTTGAAGCGATTGTTCCGACTGCTGCGATCGATCGAGCGCTGTGCGGAGATCGCGCTCAACGCTATCAGCAGCGTCGAGCGCGGAGTCCGCGAGAACGATGATAGGCTGGCAGGTGTCAGGGGCTGCGGACGCGACATGCGACAATGCGCCTTTGAGTCTCGCGAGATCGCGAGCGTGAGTGTTGGCGCGCTTGAGAGCGGAGTCGCGCTGCGCCTGCAGCGTGTCTGATCGGGCCTGCGCTTGCCCGGCGGCTGTAGCGGCTTGAGCGGCATCCTTGAGGGCCTGTGCCGTCGCGGCTCGGGCGAGCTTTGCTTCTGTCCCAGCGGCTGTGCGCGCGGAGCGAACCCACGCGAGCGACGCCGCCACAAACACAAGCGGGAGAATCCACCGCATGTACTTGAGCATACTGTGAATCCTCCCGGTTGTCGTCGTCTTAGAGAGTTGTCGTGGCCGTGATAAATCTCACGGCCACGTTGGCATTACGCCGGGGTCGGATCGCAATCCGTGATGAGCGCGAGGCCCGCCTCGTTGTCGACCTGCAGACCCCACTCGCGCCGCAGGAAGCGCTTCTCAGCATCGCCCGTCTTCGCCAGATTCACGACCTTGTAAGGCCGCAGATCCTTGAGGCGGATCAGGTTGAAGTCGAAGACCCAGGCGTCGCGGTTTCGCGCGAAGCGGTTCGGGGTCGCCGACAGCGTGCCGAAGTCGGACACGTAGACGTCGATCGCGCCCACGACCGTCGCGGCGCCGCTGCCGATGTTCTTCGTCGCCGTCGCGATGCCGGTGAACGTCGAGAACACCTGCTTCTGGATCGGGTGCAGCATGATGACTGCGCCGTCGACGTCGCCGCCGCTCATGTACATCTGGTTGAGCGCGTCCTTGAGACGATCCTCGGTGAAGTTCGTATCGGTGCCGTCGGTACGGGTGCCGGTGTACAGGCCGTTGACCGGCGCCGTCGGATCCGCAGCCGCGCCCCCACCGTCGACCACGTTGGTGCGGACGATCGAGAGCATCGTCGCCGTGCGCCGCGTGCCGGTCGCCACAGCGCCCTGGTTGGACGAAAGGCAGATGAACTCGACGTCGCGCTTGAGTTCCTTGCCTCGCTTGGCGATCTGGTACGCGATCTCGGACTTGCGGCCCGCCTTGTCGACCTCCTCTTCCGTATCGGAGATCAGGAACGCCTTACGCGAGATCTGCACGACGTTGCTGACCTTCTCCGTCTCAGTGATCTCGTCGAAGGTAACGTCGTCGCCTTCCGGCCAGTGGTTCGTTCCCGCGTCGGCGAGGTTATCCAACTGCCAGTCGAAGCGGGTCTGCTTCGCCTTCGGCCCCATTCCGGCGTTCGTGATGAACGGAGTCATCGTGGGGCTGATGTTGCTGATGACGTCGGAGAGATCCTCGCGAACGCCAACCGCATTGTCAGACACAAACGTGTTGTTGATTGCGGACATTGGTGTGAGGGTTCCTTAACCCTCGGAGTGTCGATCGTTCGAGTGCAGCGAGACTTCGTTCTCGCTTAGTCGAGCATCGACTCGATCAGTGAGGCAGCGTCTCGTACGTTGCCCGTCTTCTTCAGCCGCGTTGCATGCTGCTGACGCTGAATCGCCTTGCGTGACTTCGCCGAGGCAGGCTTCGCGCCGGGCTTGATCTGCCCGATCGCATCAACCTTCTTCTTGCCCTTCTCGCGGTCCTCTTTCTTCTTCGCCAGCGACTGCTGGTAGAGGTGCGCCTGATGCAAGATCTTGAATGCGCGGTGATCAGCCACGCCTTCGAGTTCTTCCGCCGAGAAGCCCTGCGAGATGCCAAAGTCACGGATCGCGCGCCGGAACGCGGCGCCCTTCTCCGTCTTGTCACCCCACTCGGGGATCGCCTCAACGAGTTTCGCACGCTCGTTCTGCACGAGTGTGTGACGGTTGGCAAGCTCCTGTCGAGCGAGCTTGGCTTCCTCGGTTTGGCGTTCGTGCTGGATCGCTCCAAGGCGATCCCTGTGAACCTGCCACGCCGCGTGTAGCTCGGCGAACTGCTCGGGGTTGTCCCGCCGAACAGCGTCCCAATCCGGCTCGTCGCTCGCAAGCGCCTCTTCGAGCGCCGACAGGCGCTCGACGTAGTGCTGACGAGCAGCCGTGATCTCGGCTTCCTTCGCAGCGTGAGCGGCGTCATTCTGCCGTTTCTCTTCTGCGAGTGCCTGAGACTTCTTCGTGAAGGACGAGGTGCGCGAGTAGCCCGCGATAAGCTCCTTATAATCCACGTCGAGATCTTCACCGTCGACCTTCACGCGATGAAGTTTGCCCCGAGGCGCCGGAGTGTCGTCTACTTCGTCATCATCTTCGTCTTCGCCGTCGACTTCATCCTCGTCGACGTCATCGTCTTCGTCCTCGTCGTCGAGATCATCGTCGTCCTCATCCTCGTCAGGATCAGGCTTCGGTGGCTCGCGCTTGGGCGGCGACTTTTTCTTGGGGGCGGCTGAAGACTGCGAGTCCTCGTCGTCATCTGTGGGGGATCCGTGAAGGATCTCTTCCACGTCATCGTCCGAGAGCAGCCCTTCAATCTCCTTTGCTGCGTCTTTGACGGACAGCCCGTCCTCTTGAGGGACGTCGGTCTGTTTCTCGTCGGCCATTCAGTATTGCTCCTCGTCGTCTACTTCGTCAAGAGCCCTAGCGCCGGGAACGACGCTTCGAGCGCAACTCTTCGTTGCGTTCTCGTGTCTGACGGGCGTGCTTCGCTATGCGCCCACGATCGTAGGTCGCACGAAGTTCCTTTGCCAGATCGAACAGGGCCTTTGACTTGGCCCACAACAGATCGCGCTTCTCGGGATCAGTCTCGGCGAGCCACTCGCCGTGATACTGCTTATCGAGACTCGCGAACACGCGACCGACGACCGGGTGATTGAGAAACTGGTCAAGTTTCTCCCCGTCATCGATCACCTGCTTCTCCTGCTCCAGCCGCGCGAGACGCTGTTCCTCCGTCTCTTTCGACGCGGCTGGAACCGCGTTCACATCAGGCATCACTTATTCGCTTCCTTGCGCCGGAGCCGCCGACGCCGCGAGGTCTTGCTCGTGGAGGTGTTGCTCCGTCTGCTGATCCGCTTCGTGCTGGCGGTCGAGTTGGTTCTCCTGCTCGTCCTGCGCCATCTTCGCCCGCTGCACTTCGTCCTGCCGCTGCGCGACGCGCTCGGCGTGCGCCTGCCGACGACCGTCGATGATCGCGCGGATCGCCTGCTCGTCGGCGGCAGCGTCGAGTTCCTCCATCATCTGCGAGTGCTGCGCGTCGAACTGCGAATCGATCGCGTACCGCTTGAGCGTCGACTCCTGCGCGAGTTTCGCGATCTCGAAATTCTGCCGGAACTCCTGCTCCTGCCGTTTCAGGTCTAACTCCGACTCCTTGAGCGCGATGTCCTTCATCACCTTCATCTGCTCGATCTTCACCTGCGCCTCAGCCAGCACCTGCTCCGGGGTCGGAGGCGGCGGCGGCATCTGCGGCGGTGCGTAGTTCGGGTCGACCGTCTTGAAGTACGACGAAATGTCGCGCTCGCCGGAGAGTTCGAGGATTCTCGCATACGTGTGCCGCAACTGCGCGAGCGACACGAGCGGGTTGTCGGGTCCGGCGAGTTGAATGACCTGTTCCTGCTTCGCCGCGATGGTCAGCAGCCGCTCGATGCGTTGCTCGGGCAGCGAGGTGCCGAGGGCCACCGTGACGTTGCAGGTGTAATCAGAGTCCCACGCCGCGACGTTGATCGGGACGTACTCCCCGCGCAGCTTCATCAGCGTGTCCTTCGGCTTATACTCGACGAGCAGCCGGTAGATGCCGTGGAACATCGGCTTCAGCGCCTGCTCGGCGAAGATGCGCGCGATGAACTCCGTGCGCTCCTGCGCTGCCGTCAGCGCGGCCTGCACGGCGCCCGCCGTCGACGACTGCAGCGCGTCCGCATCGAGCGACATCGCGCCCTTGTTGCGGCCTGTGCGATTCTCGCCGACCTGATCGAAGTATTCGAGCAACGGCATCGCCGCTTGCCCGGTGAACGGGTGCGTGAACGCCTCGACCGCGCCGGGCATCTTCATCCGAATCGGTGCGCCGATCTCGGTGTTTAGAACATCCTCAACCGACGCCTGCCCTTCGATGAACGCCGTGCGTGGGAAGATCGAGAGCGCGAAGCTGTCAAGCATCCCGCGCGTCAGATTCGACTTCACATACTGCAAATCCATCGCGAGATCACTCAGCCCGAGCCCGACGAGCGCGTGCGCCTCGGGGATTGGGCAGAACATCGAGAAGGGCCGATGCGACACTGGCCGGTTGTGGACGATGTAGAAGCTCGGGCCGATCGTGCAGATCTTCCGTAGCTCCCGGCGTCCGTCGCCGTCGACGTCGACCTTCGTGTACGTCTCGCAGTACAGATGCAGATCGTTTGCTTCGCCCGCGTCGGGATTCTGCCCCACGTTAGGCGTCGTGTTCTCGTTGCGCTGCTGCTTGTCGCTCGACGATTCGAGCGTCGCCTGCATGCCGCCGTGCTCCGCGATGTCATCAGGCTTGACACCCATCGCGATAAGCTCGCCAGCGGTCATATGCCGCGCATGGCCGACCATCGTGGCGTTCTCGATGTCGGTCGCCTCGCGGTCGAAGATGAACTCCTCAGGCGGCAATGCGTAAATGCGCACGCAGCCCTCCTGCTCGACGGTGAACTCGACGTTGAATCGAGCATCCTCGCCGGTTTCACCGTTGTCGGTGATCTTCGTCGGTGTCACTTCCTCGCGCGCCACAAGCTCGAATAGCTCGTCGAGCGTGAGATCTTCCTCACTGTCGGCGATCACCTCTTTGTCTTCCCAGCCCCACTTGAAAATGCCAAGGCGACGGATCAAGCCGTCGTCGAGCACGTCATTCGTGAGGCGGAAGCCCGGATTCTCGCACGAGAACACGTAGTTCACGTAGTCCGTCGCCTGCTTCGCGCCCTGCACGCCGTCTTCCGTGCGCGGCATGAACTCGACCGCTGACTCCGGCGCGAAGAAGATGCGCATCAGAGAAGGCTTAATGCCTAGCACCTGATCGCGTACCTCGGTGATCACCACCTGCGAGCGGCCTTCCTCCTCGTTGCCGAGGGGCTCGCCGTTGTAATACTCCGTCGCCTTGAGCCGCGCGTCGGCAAGCTCGTCGACGGCGAGTGACTGCGCATCAGTGATGAGCCCACGCATCACACGCTGCAAGTCGGCCTTGCCCATCCGGCCTTCGCCCTTGCGCGTCAGTTCCGGCTTGGCATCCGGGTTGGTCGACGCGGGCGTGTCGTTGTCGTTGAATCGGTACTTCGCCATTATTTGAGCTTCCTCATCAGTGCCCGACGTGCGATGTTGTGGGGCATCGTGCCCACCGTGAAGCCGATGCGCGAGTGCTTGTGCCCTCTGCCCTGCTCAGAACCGTCGTCCTCTTCAGAGACGTCTGTGGCGCCGTCGTAGCCGCCAGTCTGCGCCGCCGCATAGTCGACGAGCACCGCCTCAACCTCCTCGCGGAACGCCTTACGGATCCACGCTTTATCTGCTGCTGTGAGCGCCATTAGAGTCCTTTGAGCTTCCGCGACAGTGGCTTCTTCCAGTCGGAGCGCTTGAAGGAACCGCTCGTGAGCCCTGCGATCGCAGCGTCATCAAGCAGCGTGAGCAGGAAGGCGTCAGCCCGGTTGGGTGATTTCTCCCCGCGCTTCTTCATCGCCTTCTTCGACTCCGCAAGCAGACGTCCGTCGCTCGCGTAGTCTTTGCGCACCTTCACAAGCTCCTCAATGCACTCAGGGTCGCGGAGTGCGCAGTTGCGCTTCTCTAACCACTCCAGCCCCCGCCACCATAGCTCCGCACGAAGGTTCTTGTACGTCTTAGCGTTTTTAAATGACGGCGACTCGGAGACGTTCACCGCGATCACCGGCAGCTTCAGTTCTTCGAGCCGATCAGCCACGCCAGCACCGATGCCAATCGAGTCAACGACGACTGCCTCGGGCCGCTCGGCCTCCGGCGTGTTGTCCCACTCGTTCTTCACCCAACCGGTGACGCGCATCGTGTCATCATAGTCGCGCGTCTCGATCTTCTTCGGGACGATGTTGCCCCTTCGCTTGCAAAGGGCCGACAAGTCACCGCCACCCCGCGCGCAGTCGAGCCCCCACACGTTCGCGCCGCTGCGAATCATCTCGACGATGCGGTAGATCGCCGCCTCGGCAAGCGCACGAGGGATGATCGTGTCGTCGTCGCTCTCGGGGAACTCACCGAGCACGCGCACGCGGAACGGGTTCGAGTCGCGGCCATACCGCTGCGCCATATCCTCGACGAAGTCGGGGGAGACACGCGGGTGGCCGACGCACGAGATCTTGATCGTGAGCCAGCTACTTCGCAGCTTGTGATGCGAGTCGTAAAACGTGCCCGAGCTTCGCACCGGGTTCCCTGCCAGAAGCGTCGTCGCGTTGTGGCCTGACATGGAGCCCGACGCCGCCTCGAAGATCAGTTCTGGAATACCGCTCGCTTCGTCGCCGATCAGGAGCACGAAGCCGTCAGAGTGAACTCCGGCGAGGGCCTCGGGCTTCTCAGGGCGCGACGTCTCGAACGCGATGTACGACTCCTCGGGAGCCGCCTTGTGCATGATGCGCTCGGACTGGACCTCGATCAGATCGAGGATCGCTGTGGGCAGCTTGTTCAGCCACTTCACAGTTTCCGCATAGAGCGCGTTGAAGAGTTGTCCGCTCGTCGGCGCCGTGCAGACCGTCTTTTGCGGGAACCGCGTCAGCACCATGCAGACGCAGCACCACGCGAGCGTGGTCGTCTTCCCGACACCGTGGCCGGAGACGACCGAGATCCTGCGCTCGCCGCGTTGCACGGCGAGCAGGATCCGTTCTTGGAACTCGTCCGGCTCCGCGTTCAGGACTTCGCGAACGAGGAGCGGCCAGTTGTTCCCATACCGCTCGATGAACGGCTGCAGCGGATTGACGAAATCCGCCGGGAGTCCCACGGGTTATGCGTTGATCGTCAGCGTGACGGTTCGCTGGACACCCAGGCTCGACGTCACAGTGATCGTCGCTGCACCAGCAGCGATGGCGGTGATGAGCCCTGTGGCACTCACAGTGGCCTTCGTCGCGTCGCTTGTGGTGTAGGTGTACTGCTCGGTCGTCACCGTGACGCCGAAACCATCAACCTGCGCCGAGATCGTGATCTGCTGCGTTGCGTCGGTGCTGACCGACAGCGTGTCATTGGTCGGGGCCACAGTGAAGCTGGCGACCTTACCGTGGACGGCACCGGGCATCAGACGGGGCGCCAGTACGCCCAGGATCGCCGCAAACGCATCATCGCGCGCTGCCCCGCTGTCCAGGCCCGGCGAGGCTCCGCGCCGCAGCCAGTTGTTCACGTAGCGCTGCCACGTCGGCTGCGCGGTCTTGTTCAAATCCCAGGGCGCGACGACCACCGGCACCGTAGCGTTGGCCTGGATCGCGCGGTCAACCTGATAGGCGATCTGCGCGATCTGCTTTACCCCAAGTTTCATGGGACTCCTTTGGTCTGCTGCAGTTTTGGCCCGGTGGGGGTTTCGGTCACACGGTACCAGCCCCGGTCCCAGCCGGGGCGACCACCCTCGAAGAGGGGGGGGGCCTTCGCCCCGCCCGCCCGCCGAGCCGCTGGCACGGGGCTTGCTGTGCGCTCGACCCGGCATGCTTCTTGCGGATAGATGGTCTAAGCCGTTGGCAATCAAGCACTTAGCTCGATTCCAGGGCTAGGTTTACATAATGTCTATTATGTGAACCACAAACACCTAAGTGCTTGATGGCAATAGACTTAGCTGCTCTCCGTCCTCGATCAACTCAGCGTCTTCGACGCCTGCGGCGCTGCCAAGCTGCTCGACCTGCACGTCTGCCGACACGAGCGGCTGTTTCTCGACTCGCAGGTTGCGCATGGCGTCGAGGTGGGCGATGCCCAGGTTGACGTTCACCGCCACGCTGTTGCCCTTGTTCTGCCCGAACTGGTTGCGGTCGTAAGCTGTTGCAGCCCATTGTCTTGTGCCGATTCGGTTGCGCGCTCGGGCCGCGTCCTCGCTGCCCAGGACAGGCGCATCGGCGATGTCGTGTGTTTCCTCAACCATTGCCGTCGCGCCTCGCGCGCGTGCGCGAGCAAGCCTGTCTTCGGCTGCC